GCGGAAGAGATAATCTAATTACAACGCGTAGTTTACTTGAAGATATCTTAGGATTGAGAACAAGTAAGCAGCAAGGCGGTATGGTACAGTACGAAGATGGTGGAGAGGTACACAGCCGTAGAATGTTTAATCAAGGCACTGGTTTTAATAAAAAGAAATCAGACTTAGATGGTGATGGTAACATTTCTGAGTACGAACGCAAACGCGGTATGGCGATAGCCAAGTCTATGGGCAAGATGCAAATGGGCGGTATGGTAGGTATGCAAAGACCTATGAATCCTGCTATGAACTTTAGCCCTATGCAACGCATGAACCCTAGAATGTATCAAGAGGGTGGTCAAGTACAACCACGTAAACAATTTGAGTTACGTAATCCTGAAACATTTATTGGTCCACCAGATTCATTGATAGGAAGAGTTTATATGAATCCGTTTACGGGAGAGTTTGAAGATGCAGACGCACAAGACAAAAGAATTGAAGAGCAGATAAAAAGATTAAGACAGCGAATGAAACAATCTGAGATACCTAGCTCGAAAGAACGTGTTCCTATGCAAGAGGGTGGACAGGTGCAATTAAGAAGACAAGCTGAAAAAAATACTATGTCTAGGCAGCCAAAAGAAAAAATGGATGTTATATTTCCTTTCTTAGAAAGTATACCACGCTATCTTTATCCAGATTTTATGGGACCTAGAAGTCCTAAGCAAATGTTAGAAGTTGAAGATTTGTTTGATGAAATACTTAGAAATGCTAAGGGTGATAGAAAGTATTACATTCCGGATTCCGACAAAGAAGAGACTGGAATGAAAATGGCACAAGAAGGCGGTATGGTTTCTAACAATAATTTAATGGGTTCTATTGCATCCGACCAAAGAATCGCACCTTTACAGCCTGATGTATACCAAAGCAAATCTGAGAATGGTGTAATGATTGAGCAAAGAGTAGAGGTTCCAAAGCTAGCTGAAGCAATTTTGCCTATATATGGATTAGAAACACCTTTGTCTAAAAATCAAGGCAGTATGTTAAAAAGAAATAATGTAGCACCGAATGTTTTAAATCCACAGGTTAAGGGTTTAATAAACAGAGTCCTTGTTCAGCGACTTGCAGCAGAAGGAAGTTAATGGTATTAGAAAAAGATAAACGAGCAGATTACAACCAAGAGCTGTACAGGCGGTATAGAGACGCAAGACAAACTTGGGACAATGAATCTCGTTATGATATAGACTTTTATCATGGCAATCATTATACTTCTGATGAAGTAGATGAGTTGCAGTCACGAAATCAAGCAGATGTGCCAATGGATAGAATTGGTCCTGCCATTGAAAAGTTTAAAGCAGTATTAACTTCACGTTCACCAGCCTTTACAATAACTCCTAGAGAAGATTCAGACGTAAAAGTTGCTTCACTATGGAGAACTATTATGGGTTTTATATGGGGACAATCAAATGGTGACTGGCAGTTAAAGCAAGCAATACACGATTACGCAACTACAGGTATGGGTTACTTGTATTGCTACATTGACCCCGAATCAGACTTCGGTAGAGGCGATGTAAAGTTCACGTATGTAAATCCTTTCAGGGTCTATGTTTCCCCTAATACGCGCAACCGATGGTACGATGATGCCGAGAGCATCATCCTTTCTACTATACTTACAGGTGAACAGGTTACTAGCCTCTACCCAGAATTAGCAGAGCAAGAAAATGAAGAAACCGGTGAAATGGAAACTGGTATAATTCAAGACCTTGAGACATATCTTGAAGAAGATTATCCTGATGCTATGAACAGCAACAGTAAAAAGGTATTTACACCCGCAGAGACAAAAGAATTAGAATACTACGAAAGAAACAAATACCAGATATTAGAAAGATTTTACAAGACAAAGGTTACTTTTTACCGCATAATAGATATGCAAAACGGAGAAGAGACCGTACTTAGTGAGCCAGAATATGCAGAGTTTGTTGAGAATAACAGAGAACAGATAGAAGTAAGTCAATACGAAGTAATTCCTGTAAAACAAACAAGGATTAAAGTATGTGCAAGTATTGGTCAAATAGTATTATATGAAACTATTCTTAACACAGACCATTACCCAATCATACCTTTCCCAAATATATTTACAGAAACACCGTATCCACAGTCAGACGTATCACGTGCTAGACCGATGCAACGTCTTCTTAATAAGCTATGGTCACTTGCTGTTTCCCACGCTCAAGCATCTGGTGGGCTTAAACTACTTGTACCACTTGGAAGCGTAGAGGATTTAGGACAATTAGAGAGAGATTGGGCAAATCCAAATGCAGTTATTGAAGTTGACTCAACACAAGGCGAGCCACACTTCCCAGCACCTCAACCATTGGCTTCTGAGTTCTACAGACTAATACAGCAGTGTGAGTTCTATATAGACTTTACGTTTGGTTTACCAGAGATGATGCACGGTTTTTCAGAGAAAGCTCCTGAAACCGTAGCTGGTACTGAGCGTATGATTGCATTAGGCACTGAAAGGCCTAAGTCAAAGTTACGCGATTTAGAATTTAGTATTAATAGAGTAGGTCAAGTATTGTACAACTTGTCTAAAGGGCATTATACATATAAAAAGATATTTAGACTGTTCAATGCTAATAATGACATTACAGAAGCAACGGTCAATATGTACGATGAAAAGATTGGAACAATGCTCGACATTAAAAAAGAAAGACATAATTTATCACAACACGACATACGCATAGAACCAGGTTCTACTTTGCCAACAAACAAATGGGCAGAGCTTGGAGTGTACATGGAAGCGTTCCGTATGGGCATTGTTGATAAAACAGAAGTATTAAAAAAGAATCCAGAGATATTTGACAAGGAGAGTATTATGCGCCGCACTGAAGAGAAAGCATTATTACAGAGACAAATACAGGCAATGGAAGAACAAATAAAGAATTTGGAGGGAGACCTCCAGACTGCCCAAAGGGAGTCTGTTAGCGACAGAAAACGTGTCGAGGTTGAGAAATTTAAATCTCGACTACAAGATGTTGCCGCAGACGCCAAAGCTGATAGGAGAGTTCAATTAAACAATCTACAAACAAAGGTGAAGCTCGAAGCGGAGAAATTAGCAAATGTTAGAAAAGATGCTAGTTCTGCTCCGGAAGCGTAGAGACATCTATTAAGGAGATACAATGGACAATACACAGACAGAGGCCATGCAAACCGCTGATGGTTTAGCAAACAAAGGTAACGATATAATATCAGAAGTAAGAGAAGAAACCAATGCAGCTTACGACAATGAAGTAAGTGGAGTAGAGGCACAGCCACAGGTTGATGCTATTGACGAAGTAGATTATTCTGCTCCCGAGCAAAATGTTGAAAGCGAATCGGTCCCATTAAACGAGTGGGAGGTAGAAGCAAAGAAATTTCAGTCAATGTACGATAAGTCGCAGTCTGAAGTTGATAAGCTAAAACGACTAGAGCCACTAGGTGAGCTACTAGAAAATCGACCGGACCTCGTTAATGTCTTACAGGAAAATATGAATCGTCCCGCAGAACCGCAGCAAGTCAATCAAGAAGGTTTAAAACCAGAAGATTTTAACCCTTGGGATGCGTTTTACAGTCCAGAGTCACCATCTTTTAAGTTCAGGCTAAATCAAGAGATGCAGCTTGCCAAAGATGTAGTAGACAATGCGATGGCGCAACAAAAACAACAAATGCAAGAGGAGATAACATACAACAATACTGTTAATGAGTTACGTAATACCTATAAATTTTCAAACGATGACGTTCAAGAGTTTATGGGATTTGTTACACAACCTAAAGAGTCTGTTGGATTATCGAATCTGGTGAAGCTATTTCGGGACGTTAAAAATAAAGGTAACGGACCAGAGACTGCTCAAGCTGTACGACAAGCTCAAGAACAGCCTAGAACGGCTGGTGTACTTCAAGGTGGAGCTCCTAGTTCCCCAAAATCTGGAGTAGACAAAGCTTGGGAGGGTGTCGTAAAAGCGGGAAGTCGAAATAGCGTACTTTAATTAACTAATTCATGGAAGGAATTATATAATGTCAACATATAATAATCCTCATCCTTTGAAGGTTGGAGACCCCGGTGCAGTAATAGACAGCACGATTCCTTCGAGGCGACTGTTTAACTTTAGTGATAGAGTAGCAGACCTCGCTCCAGAAGAATCACCATTTTTTGTTTATTTGTCCAAGGTAGCCAAAGTTGCAACGGATGACCCTCAGTTTAGATGGCTGAAAGATAGAAACAAGATTGATATGACTGATAGAAGTTTCCAACTTGCAGCTGCTCACACTGTTCCTGCTGCTGGTAGTACGCTTACGTACACAGTAGAAACAGATGGTGAAGCATCAGTAGACTTCTTAATTAAAGGTATGGTATTTGCTGTTGGTGAAACAAACTCATCAACAAACGAACCAGAGACAGCGATTGTACGCATTGAAAGCTCTCCAGTAGACACTGGAAGTGCAACAACCTTTACAGGTCGTACTATTTCTGCTGCAACTGGTTCAACTACAGCAGCTGCTGACCAAACAAAGTGTACTGTTATTGGAAGTGCTTTTGAAGAAGGTTCAGGTTCTCCTGACTCATTCTCTCGCGAACTCGACAATGGTATTGGGTATACACAAATATTCAAAACATCTTGTGAATTAACTAATTCTGCAAGAGCTACTGTTTATCGCGGTTACGCTAGTGAGTTTGATAGGATTTGGAATCTAAAACTTAGAGAGCACAAAGTAGACATTGAAAGAGCTATGCTCTTTGGTCAAGGTGGTAGTGTAAATGGTATCGGATACTCAGACGGTATTGTTGGAAGTATTGTGAAAAATTCACAGTCTCAAGTAAAAGACAACGCTCAGTTATCTTACACTGAAGACAAAGGGTACTTCTCAACAAGAGCTGATTCACAGTTTACCTATGACGCACTACTAGCTGACTTAGAAGTTGTATTTGACCCCGCTCGCGGTGGTTCAGGTGCAAAGCTTGCTTTATGTTCGCTACCAGTTATTACATTCTTTAACAAACTGGCAAGTTCTTCAACATTCTTATCTAGCGCATATTCTGCTGCACATCCTTTGATGGCGCAAGAAAGCGGAAGCTATGGGCACAAAGTTATGAAAGTTGAAACCATTCACGGTGATTTAACTCTAGTTAAAGAGCCACTATTCAGAGGCTTTGCAGCTGGATTTATGTGTATGGTAGACTTGGACCAAGTTGCTTATAGACCTCTAGTTGGTAACGGTGTAAACAGAGATACACATATTATGACAAACGTACAAAGTGCAGATGAAGACTTACGTAAAGACATGGTTCTTACAGAAGCTGGTCTTGAAGTTTCTCTTCCTGAAGCACACGCTTTGTTTAACTTCGAATCTGCTTATACAGCACCTTAATATAGGAGGTAATGAATAATGAGAGCGGCAACAAGAGAAAAGAACAGTGGTAAAGGCGGATTTCTAAAAAAGATAGAACCAATTACCGTAGCACGTACATTAGTAGAAGCTGACAGTGGGAAAGTATTTATGCTTTCTAATTCTACTGGCAGTGGGTACAGTATTACACTTCCAACAGCATCAACTGGCGTTGATGGATGTCACTACAAATTTATTGTAGAAGAAGAGACACCCGGTCACGCTATTACAATCGCTGCTGGTAGTGCAATCGTTAGCTTGGTAATGAAAGATGCCGGTGGAAATGCTTCCAACTCTACAGTAGGTACTCAGGTATCTAATGTCATAGTTGGAGCTACAGCACAAAAAGGTGATTACATTAATATAATGTTCACTGGTGGTGAGTACGTAGCAGAAGCTATGTCCGGTATTGATGACGCAATTACTGTAACATAACCCGAAATAATAAGGGTAACAGATTGGATTTCTGTGGGGCTATTCGTATAAAGGTTTAGCCCCGAAAATCCGTAAAATTAAAATTTAAGAGGAATAATATGGCTGATTACGCTAACGTCAAAGTTCAAGTGTTTATACACCCAGGAAATCCAGGGATTGAAACTGGTGCGGTGGGAACAATGGCTAGAGACATAAAAGATTTTATCGAGTCATTGGATTCTACAAACAATAAAGTATTGTCTATTACCCACGCAACACTAGCTGGTGATAGAGTAATGACTTTGGTTGTCGGTGGAGCGTAATGACCTGTCAGCATTGTAAAGCTGACAATGAGGGTGGATGGTTTTACTGTAGGTCCTGCGGCCTAAGAGCAAGTGCGCCATTATATAACCCTAGTGTAATAGTTAGAGATTCTAACTTTGCAACCGCAATCCGTAAGGATTTAATTAATTTTAAAGAGACAACTATTGGTGATGATATTAAATCAAAAGGTGGAGTTTTAGATGGCAACGTTTAGCGCTCAGGTAGTAGACTTAGTAGGAACATTTAGCGACGAAACTGCTTTAGATTCATTTGTAACAGAAGGAGCTAATGAAGTTATTAGCGCTATGCCTCGTTCGGCTATGGAGAGAGTTGCAGAAGAAACAACTGTAACAGATGGCTCTACTACATCAGAAGGGCATAAAATTATTTATGTATTAAGAAACGATGGGACAATAGACCAGCCTTGTCGTCGTGTTTCTGCGTACAAAAGAGGGAGGGTGCAAGATTCTTCTGATATGGAGTTTGCTACAACCTCAGACCCTGTATACTACATACAAGATGGAAAAATAAACATATTTCCTAACGGCAATGGACTGATGGTATCTATACCAACGTATAGCCAGTCATCCCCATTAGATGCTAGTGGCATATCTACTATTACGAACTTTCCAGATGAATATGAATATCTAGTTGTGTTATACGCTGCAATAAAAGCATTGCAACAAAATTTATCTGGTTTGGTAGAAGCAGATTTTAGTATTTCAGCATCAGCACCTAGCGCCCCAAGTTTAGCTACTTTATCTGGTGGTAGTGTTTCTCCTATAACAGTAGCTTCTGTAAGCAAAGCAGATATTAGTGGAGATGTTCCAGCATATACAAAACCATCAAGCTCTGTTGATTTTGGAACTTTATCGAGCTCTGATACTTCGGCTGGCACAGAAGCAAACTTAGGATTTGATGATTTTATCAACAGTGAAGACGTTGAGATGGCTAGTATATCTCTTCAAAAACAACAAGAATTATTACGTGCGTATCAATTAGATATTCAAAATGAATTAAATGAGTACAATAAAGAAAATGCTAGGTATCAAGCTAATGTACAAGCCGAGCTAGCAAAACATAATAGCGACTTACAAAAAGCATTAAGACAAGCTCAATTAGATGGTTCAGATGCACAACAAGAGTCTGCACAAACCCTGCAAGCGGCTATACAAAATAATGATGATTTAGTGCAAAAGTTTTTAGCAGAATTAAATAAATATACAGCACAAGTAAATAGCGAAGTTCAAACATACTCTCAAAATGTTGCAAACAATGCACAAAAATTTCAACATACAGTGGCTCAACAAAGTAAGCTGCAAGCTGATTACGATAAGGGCATACAAATTATGAGGGCTGGGTAATGGCATTTACTAATGTAACATTAAACACAAGCCCTAGCATGACATTGGTTTCGCTTAACACTTCTCCCAGTTCTACTCTAGTAGCTTTGAACACATTACCATCATCTACTCTAGTTGCTTTGAATACTAGCCCAAGCTCTACGCTTGTTTCTTTAAATACAGCACCTAGCTTTAACTTGCTTGGTTCATGGAAAACAGTAGATAGTAATTGGGAAAACGAAACAAGAACCTATACACAGGTAGGATTACTAGGAAAGGATTCTGACTGATGGCTGTACACGCATTAACCGTTAAAAAGATTATATCAAGAGTGAGGCAAGCCTTTCCAAACGCTCCTGAAACATACATTATAAATTTAATCAATGAAGCTATTGTTGAAATGGGAAAGTATAATACAAAAGTAGAATACGCTAAAACAAATACAGTAGCGGACCAGCAATGGTATACACTAAGTGATACCAATTCTGGTGTAGAAATAAACAAAGTGTTTAGAGTGGACTTTATGGACTCAAAAGGAGTCTATGTAAAAATACCAAGACTCTTAGAAAATGAAATACCAACAATGGATATAGACTAATGGCAAGTACATACAATTACCCCGAAGATTATATAGCATGGTTTATTAAAGGCAATCATTTAGGTTTGGTTACTTTAAAAGGGAATACGGAAGGTTCGTATCATAGTAAATACGGACAATATAAGCCAATCAATGAAGCAGTTACCAATGGCTTACTACTGCATTACTACGCAGAGCCAAATGCAGTATCTGCAATAACAGATACACCCGATGTAGATAACGTATTTCATAGCGCTATCGTAGACTATGTAAAAGCAAGATTGTATCAAGATAGAGCGGGCACAGCAGGTGATGGTAATATTGCTAGTGTAAGTTTAAATCTAGCAAGTATACATGAAAACAAGTACAATGAGTCAGTAAAAAAGAATGGTATGCAAAAACGA